GCGCGTCCAATGAAGCGTATGCCTCCCAAAGAGGCAGCTAAAGATGTTATGCGCGCTAAGCCTTCAGCAATGTCTGTGTCGGAAGCTATGGCCGGTATGCGTAATGGTCGCAAGCATGGCGGCAAGGCTTGGGAAGGTTCCGCTAAGGACGAATCGCAAGACAAGAAGCTTGCTAAAAAGTACGGCATGTCGATGGCAGCGTGGGAAAAGTCCAAGATGGACAAGAAGCACGACACCCAGCATTCGTCAAAGGGCCTGAATAAGGGCGGTCGCACTGGCAAGAGCCTTGGCGGTGTTCTTGAGGACGTTGGTAAATTCGCTCTTCGCGGCGGCGCTCTTGGCGCTGCTTTAGGGAATAAGTCGCCACTTGGTTTCCTTGGACCGGGCATGATGCTGGCAGCACACTTCCTTGACAAAAAGAAGGGTGGTACACCCGCAGCAGGTCCAGCAGTCGCAGGCAAGAAGCGCGGTGGTCGCCTTACCTCGCTAGATGGCGAAATGCAGACACAGGAAAAGGTTGGCGGTCGTATTGCCAAGTATCAGGGCGGTAGCCTTTCTGGCCTTGAAATGAACAGCGGTGGTCGTGCCAAAAAGAAGAAAAGCGGCACCAATATCAACATCGTAATTGCAACTGGTAAGGGCCAGCCGCAAATGGACCCTGATATGCAGCAAGCACCTTCACCTCAGGGTGTACCGGTGCAGATGCCGCCTCCACCACAGGCTGGCGCTCCTATGCCTATGCCCATGCCAATGCCCATGCCAATGCCGCAAGCAGGCGGTCCGGGCGCAGGCCCTGCACCAATGCCACGCAAGGCTGGTGGACGCACCTACCGTTCGTACAAGGACATGGATGCAGGTGCTGGAAGCGGTCTGGGTCGTTTGGAAAAGACGGAGATCCAAAAACGTAAAAAGTAGTTAAGCTTGGGCGGCGTTGGTTAAAAGATCGTCGCCCAATATTTTATTTTATGGAATATATCGATGAACTTTAACAATCTATTTGAATTTGAATTGCTGAAACTTGTTGAGGCGCGCATTGCGACCCTTTCAGAAAACATCACAAACGCACATGCAGTCGTTGATTATTCCGACTATAAATACCAAGTTGGTAGAATCGCTGGCCTTCGCGAGTTCGAAGACCTGCGTGAAGAGGTCAATAAAATTATTGCTGAACGATAAATATGGAGAAAAATTAAATGCCACATATGAATATGACTCATGAAGAAGACCCAAAGGAACTGATTCTTCAAGCATTGGGCGATATTGAAAAGTTTAAAGTGTTCCACAATGAAGTGGTTGTCGCTGTGTATTTGCGTCCGGAAAAGACCAAAAGCGGCATTTACTTGCCGGACCAGCACCGCGACGAAGACCGCCACCAGAGCAAAGTCGGACTTGTTGTTAAGATGGGTTCTGAAGCTTTTGACGATCCCAACGGCAACTGGTTCCGGGGTATGGATGTAAAGCTACATGATTGGGTTGTTTACCGCCCGTCAGACGGCTGGACAATCACCGTCAACAACGTGCTTTGCCGTGCGTTAAAAGATACAAACATTCGGGGCAGCGTCCCCCATCCCGATATGATCTGGTAAGGAAGCTAAAATGAATATTGAAGATAATGCAGAAGAGCAGTTTGAAATTGAACTGAGCGAAGATCCAAAGCCAGCGGAAGACATTATTGTTGAAAAATCGGAGGATAAAAACTCTGACCCGGTAGATGACACCCTTGAGGCCCTAAAGGGTCAATTGGAAGAAGAGCGCAAAGCGCGTCAGGAAGCCCAGCGCCGTGCAAGCGAAGCCGAATATTCGGCGTATGAGGCAAAGGGTGAGGTGCAGGACACAAGCTTGCATCTGGTGTCAAATGCCATCGATACAGTCCTTCAGAACAATAATATCCTAAAAGCAAATTACCGTGACGCAATGTCTATGGGTGATTTTGACACTGCGGCTGACATTCAGTCGGAGATGTCTTCCAACGCAGCCAAACTTCTTCAGCTTGAGCAAGGTAAGCAGGCGCTGGAAAATCAACCACGTCAACCAGCCCCAACGCCTTATGTTTCTGACCCTGTTGAGGCTTTGGCATCGCAACTTTCGCCACGATCTGCTGACTGGGTGCGCCGGAATCCGCAATTTGCCACAGACCCGCGCCTGTATCAAAAGATGCTGGCAGCGCACAATCTGGCGATGGCAGATGACATTCCTGCGGATTCTGACGATTATTTTGACGCAATTGAAGATATTCTCCACGTCCGCAGTCAGGATAATAGACGTGATTATGACGCCATGGCTGACGCTGCAAAGCCAACGCAGCGCCGCGCAGCACCACCAGCAGCCCCTGTTTCGCGCAGTGGCGGTGGCGGCGGAAGCAGGCCAAACCGTGTGACGCTTACCGCAGCAGAGCGCGATATAGCCAGCATGATGGGTATGACGCCTGAGGAATATGGCCGCAACAAGCTTACCCTTCAAAAAGAAGGTAAAATGAATTAAATTTAAGGAGTATTATTATGGAAACTATTGCACCAAAAAAGCGCGGACGCCCACCAAAGGTTAAGGAAGCCCTTGATCAAGCAGCCCAAAATGCCGCAGAGGCGGTAAATATAAATGATTTGGAAGAGGCATATGAGCCCCTTGCTGTTGCACCAGAGGCAACGCATGCAGACATTACGCCAACAATTCGTGAAGATATTCGGGCCCCAATGCGTGAAGAAGATCCCCGCACCCGTGCTGCGCGCCGTGCCGCAGAACTTCGTGATCACCTTGGCGATTTGGATGAAGGCACTGATGACTTTTACATCAATAAGGCTGACATCCCACCGGGCTGGGAATATGAATGGAAGCGTAAGCTTTTGATGGGCGCTGAAGATCCTGCCTATCAAGTGGCGCTGGCCCGCTCCGGTTGGGAAGCTGTTCCCACGTCGCGTCACCCATCCTACATGCCAAATAGCGGCAACCACCCTATAATTGAACGCAAGGGTATGGTCCTTATGGAGCGTCCATCAGAAATATCTGATGAGTCCCGTGCAATTGAATTACGCAAGGCGCGTAATCAGGTCAGGCAAAAGGAAGCCCAGCTAAATTCCGCAGAAGGCGGGCAGTTTGAGCGGGCAAATAAAGACCAATCGCTGGTCAATATTCGAAAATCATACGACTCAATTCCAATTCCGCAGTAAGGAAATTGGGTAAATCGGGCGGCTATATGCCGCCCTTTTTATTGTATTGTTGACAAACAACAAAAAATAAACGATTTATAGGAAATCTCCCCCGGTGCGGAGATTCAAAAAACCCAGTCTTAGTCGCCCCGGTGCGCGATGATGGCTTCCTAAAAAGGAGACCCGTCATGGCCAATACCAATGCGCCTTTCGGTTTTAGACAGTTAAGTGGGACTGGTTCTGCTCCGACTTACGAGCAGGTTGTGGGCTTTTGCGCTTACAATACCGCTGCTATGTATTTCGGTGACCCCATTTACCAGAACGCTAACGGTTCAGTATTCCCTGACACACCCGGCACTGGCATCCTTGCTGGTGTTTTCGCTGGTTGTAAGTATCTTTCAGTTTCGCAGAAGCGTACCGTTTGGTCAAACTTCTGGGGCGCTGCTGACGTAGCTTCTGGCAACACCGTTGAAGTTTACTTTGTTAACGATCCGAATGCCAAGTTCTTGGTTCAGACGGGTTCGACGGGCGCAACAGTTGCGGCCATCGGCGCTAACGTGCAGTTTTCATACGGTACGCCAAACACGATGAGCGGCATTTCAGGCGCTTTTGTGGACATCACCACCGCAGCAACCACGGCTACTTTGCCGTTCAAGGTTGTTAGCCTTGACGTAGACCCGCCCGGTTCAAATGGTTCCGAAGCTGGCGCATACAATTATGTAATTGTTGCGTTCAACAACGTATCCACCAAGACCCTAAACGCCATCCACACATAAGGGAGTAAGGTACCATGGCTGTTAATTTATCAGCAATTAAAGACCTTCTGCTCCCCGGTTTACGGGGCGTAGAAGGCAAGTACGAGATGATCCCATCTCAGTACGACAAGATCTTCACAAAGCACGATTCGAAGCTTGCGCTCGAACGTACCGCTGAAATGCGTTACCTTGGTCTTGCTCAGTTGAAGACTGAAGGCGGTCAAACGTCTTTCGATAACGGCGCTGGTGAGCGTTATGTATACAACCAAGAGCATAACGAAATTGCTCTTGGCTATGCAATCACGCGCAAAGCCATCGACGATAACCTGTACAAGACCCAGTTCCAACCATCGAACCTTGGCTTGATTGAATCATTCCAGCAGACCAAGGAAATCTACGGTTCGAACATCTTGAACACGGCAACAACCTACAACGCCAACATTGGCGGTGACGGCGTAGCACTTTGCTCGACTGCTCACCCTATTGATGGTGGTACGGTTGCCAACACGCCGACCACTCAGGTCGATCTGAACGAAGCCACGCTG